GACCAGGACACTCTGGATCTTTTGGTACTGCTCCAGAAGTATCTGGTGTCTCAGGAGCACCTGGTGGATCTGGTGGAGGTACAACATCAGGTGGTGGCAACTCTCTTACTATGGTTAACTGCTCTGGTGTATAGTCCATCGCATTATATGATGGAACCTCACCATCACATAAGGTCATAACCTTAGAGGAGTCATCCTCTGGTAAATTCTGTGCGTTCCTATCATTTGGATGTGCTTCAACACAACCAGGAATATTTACTATAGGTCTTCCAATATATTCTGTAACTGTAGGATGACCTGGTGCTAGAGGTGTTGGTACATCATAATTAAAAACGTTAACATTAGGAATGTTTAAGTTCCTAATATTAACGTCATTAATAGTTTGATATGGTATAGTCATTCCCAGTACTCATCTAATACATCAAGTACATTATTTAGAATCATCTGTGCTGCTGCACGTTCATCTTCAGTCCAATGAGGATACCACTGATGCCTATGAAGACCATCCTTCATACGCATTACCTTTCCTAGCATCTGTACTTTATTCAGCCGTCCATTCACGATAAAATTCACTATCTTTCATGGTATGTAGGTACGCTAAAACGTGTTCACGTATTTGCATCAGCTCATGGTAACATTTCTGGTTATGAGCACACCCTCTCAGATTATGATCAGGTTTATGAACAGACTCTAGAAAGATAGCCATTGCCCTATCTAGTTTCTCTGCTCGTGTCTCCCCACCATCAATTGAGTTCTGATCTTTAGAAGCCACTAGTTGATAGGAGGTAAACCTACTGATGTTGGTGCTTGAGGTGATATTGCAGGTCCAGTTACGTCTGGAACCATGTCGCCAAGTGAATTACCAATTGCACCAGAGACTTGCTCCATGACTTGAGACTTGACGTTATCAATAATTTTTCCTCGGTTGGCATATAAAGATACACCGCCAACAATAACGGTGAGAGATACAACACCAGACGATATTGCGATCGCATTGATTACTTTTTGCATGTGATTAATAATAAGTTTACTTCTTCTCAGGAGCAGAAGGTACGATAGAGATAGGTGCTTGTTCTATTCTAATAGTCTGTGCAGGTGCTGCTTGAGTTGCTTTCTCAATTAACATCTCCATATCTTTCTTAGATATATTACCATTAGGACCAGAACCACCGCCCTTTTCCATCTTCATTGTTCCATCTCCTTTCTTAGAAGCCGTTTGGATTCCGAAACTAGCTAGGACTCCTGTGAAGACCGAAGCTATGAAAGTTGGATCAATTTTCTGCTGAGGAATACCAGGTATAGCAACGTAGTTTAATGTGAGTATTGCACCCGACCAGGCGAGTACAGTAATCCTAACTGCAGTAGAGATTATCGCTGCCTGTTCCTCCGCATCTGGGAGAATAGCATCTTTAACCTTACCAAGAATACCTTTCTTTTCTTCCTCTTCCTTTAGTTTATCAGGCATTTTAAATAAAGTGACTGATATTATGTAGCTACTTTACCACGTAAGGTGCCAAACTGTCAAGGCTTGTCTTCATAAATCCTTTGAGGTCATCATAATTTTCATTGAGTGCAGAGTTAATACCACCCATGACTAATGCTTCTTGCTCTGGCATATGTCCTAGTGAATCATGTACTGATGATACTGCGTTGCCATATAATATAGTCTCATAGTTTGCAAATGTTTTTACATTGAACTTAGAGAACGTTGATGGATCCCACTGGTATATCATGTTGAAGAAACCACTCTCTTGTTGGTACACTTCACCATTCATTACTATAGTCTGACCATCCCACTTCGTAACACCAACTGCTCCATTACCTGTGTCTGGTCTTTCCCACTTAGTAATCTCATTCACAAGGTTCATTGCCTTGATAGGTTCTCCACAGAAGATAATAGTTTTATCCACTGCTGATAGTCTAATTACACTCTTCTCATCTGTGATAGGTTGAGAAGAATATGATGGCCAGATATATCCACCAAATATTTTACCCTTAGACAATGAGTAATCACTCATGTCACCATAAAAAACTGTTGTACCTCTGATGAGTACAACAGGAAGTCTACTACTCTTAACGATAGCGTAGTGTAATCTGGATTGTCTTATCTTATTATCATATGCGACGAACTTATGTCCACCTTCCTTACACCATTTCTCACAGAAAGTTTTTACTGCAGCAGATGAACCGACATAGTGTACCGTTGCAGTATGCTCTGGAAATCCTATACTAAATGTTTTTAATGCTGATGCAGCAGTAGAGGGTACAGCATCCTGATCTGCCTTTACTACTATATGTGGTAACCAATCCATTGCACAACGTTTTTAGTTATTTATGCTCCGTCGTCATGATCCCATAGATGTCTTATGTCATCTGGTTTTTGAGGAACCATAAGATACTTATTACCATCTGGTTTGACGACCAATATAGGTTCACCACCCTCTGCTAGTGCAGCATAGTGATCTTCCTTACGTTTAAGTTCTTCTTCTTTAATTTCAATCATTGGATTACGCTCCAAAAATCTCCGTAGTTTGTTGCATCTTTAGGATGTTTGAATGTAATAGGTCTCATCCAATTAGGACCGAACAGTTTGACACTGGTGTCTACTGTCTCACCTAACCAGTTGGTTGCTTCTCTACTCTCTCCTTTCGCAAAGAAATGAGATGACATATCACTCGCCCACGTGCGTTTGTCCACACGGTTCAATCCTTTGGGTCTGTAGTCCCAGAGATTATACATGAGAGTAATTCTACCCTCGCTGTGTGGTAACACTCCGTGTATATATCTTGGATTAAAGGTGAGCATCCTTCCTTCCTCAGGGATCGAAAACACAACCTCAGTGGGTGGTATATTTCGATACTCCTTTTGGGTATTCCCAGTCGAAGTGTCCCAAACGATCGTTGGTGAGTTGTGATTGTTGAGATAAGTGACTGTGGATAGGAGAGGATATTTCATCTCACCTTCATTCTCCCTCCTAACCATTTCATCATGGTCAGAGTGGAACGCTATCATTCTATCACACTTTTCAATAAAATGGAACCACCATTCAAATCCTGTAACATTTGGGTAGTCATCCTTGAAGTACATGTCATATGAATCCAAGACATATTTCTCCAAAGCATTCTCTGGAGTGTCATGCAGTCCTATCCAACAATTACCTGGTAGAGGGTTGAACATGTGTACTTCCCTAGTCAGTCTCCAAACGGATGTTGATGTAATAAGTCGAGGGTACTGTACTACGTTCATCTAATATCTACGTCAGTCATTCTAGTTGTTCTTCTTCGTGGGGATTCTGTTCCCAATCTAGTTTGTTTCTCTTCTCTAGGTTCTATTAATCCTATCACATACTGCATGTTCAGTCCACCATAGGTGCTACCACACACATAAGTTTGATTATCACAACCACACATCCTGTAATCATGTTCATGTTTAGACTGTATTGTGTTGTTGCATTTAGTGCAAGTTACTGTTGTCATTGGTCTTTAAAATATCAACGAATAGAAATAACATATCTTCGTCCGAATAATTATACCCTTCGTGAACATGATCCATGACATCATATATCTGAGGTACTCCCTCTTCCCAGAAGACTTTCTCTCCTTTCCAAATCATATAGCATTCATTGGATGGTATGTATAATGGTATTTGTATTCGTCTGTAATGTATTCCGTAAACTGGAGGATCCTTATGGGGTCCTAATTCTGTGCCTGGTTCAAAGCAAGAGACTGTAGCAAAAACAATTTCTTCATTGTTTAATATCTCTGCTGCCTTCTCGTCTTCAACAACAGAACGTCTTACCCCGCCACCATTTTTGTTCTGTGCTTTTAGCCAGCAGAAATATATATCCTTGTTAGAATAACCAACAGCAGTTGGAGCTCTCCTAAGGGGAAAATCTGTTCTTGTTGCCCATCCATAAAGATAATTTAGATCACTCTTCTTCATCCCATTTACCTAACACCATAATGCTAGGATTGTCTTCTTCAATCCACTCATGCCATTCCATATACAAAGCATACATATCCTCATACTGTTTGTTCTCTACTATCACATCACAACGATCTTGCATCCACGCTAGAAGTCTGTCAAGTTCATGCTTTAGTTTTGGAGGTGTGTTGTTCATTGAAGTAGTCTTTTTTCATGTAGCGTCCTAAGATGTTTGAGTTGTAATAGTTCTCATCCTCACTTAGAACATTGTTAAGGAAGAGTTGTTTAGTTTCTTCGTAATTCACCCAACCTTTAGTGGTATGTAGTGATATTATTTCTCGTTTAAAACTGTCATTTCCAAGAGACTTTCTATCGGTACTAAGTTCGTCACTCGATCCATAGTATCTTTTCCAGTCACTCTCACTGCGAACTTTCCTACTTTTACCTCTAGGCTTTCTAAACTGGTAGAAGTATTTTCTACCGATGTATTTCCTACCCGTGATGAGATTTGTAATACAGTAGACGAAACCGAAGAAATCGCCAATATTGTCAGAAGTGAAAGTTGAACCCTGATAGGTCCAGGGGTTTTCGTAATCTCCGTCCAAAGTTTTTTCATAATCTTTCTCTATATAGGGTCATGCCTTCATACCAATACTTGAAACTAAATGGTGGCCACTGTGCATAACCATAGTCAGTGTTACCAATTGCTTTGTCCCAACTCATACTAACTGAAGCATCTCGAAATTTATTAAAGGTTTCGTCAGTAGAGATCAAACTCTTAGCATAGTCCCAGAAGGGTGTGTCGTATTTAGATCCGAACTGGTAATGCCAGAGTATAAAGTTTTGAACTCTTCTAATATACTTCTTAATGTTAGGTCTTGTACCATTTATTATAGCACTATAGATCTCTTTTGTCCAGTGAAGGTATGCTTCGATGGCGGTACTTTCTAATGGTTCTAAGAAAAATAATTTATTACCCTGTAAGAATATCCTATCATCTATGATAGGTTCACGTGCAACGTATGATTCAAATGTCAAATGTCTAGTGACCTCTACGTCAAATTTTTCCCCGAAATTTTTTTCTGCTTCAAGTGTATTTGTAATTTCATTATTATAAATGTAACCAACTGAACCTTCATGCGATGGGGATGATGGATCCATGGGTATAACAAATGTCCAACCATCAGGTGTTGCAACACACCTAGTGTACAGTACATCTTTAGTATTCCATTTTGGTTTACCGAGAACAGCAGCGTTAACAGGACTGATTAATTTAACACGATCATCTGGTGTACCACCTCTAGCATCAATAACATAATCAGCATCCACATCCTTAGGATTTACATCACCTTCAGTAACTTTAAATCTTCCAGACTTTAAAATATAATCTTGCATTTCATGGGGACAAAAATGCATAGCCATATTCTCTGCAAGAAATGGTGACATAACAAAATCATTTACCTTACCCCACCCCTCATATAAAAAACCTGTCTTGGGTGTGGCATGTACTGGATTATTATACCAATTAAATTGTCTAGTGTTATGTAATAGTTGTAGTGCCCCAGGTATAGTGGCTTGTCCTACAGTTACTGGTGGTACGTGGGGATTATGGATTAACTCTACTTCTAATTCTTTTGCATACCATGATAAGTATAGGGCAGTAAAACAACCAGCATTACCTGCACCTAATATACTAATTTTCAATCTGGATACCCATCATCATCGTCACCACTATACCACTGCTCTCCATTACTATCAATATATTTACTTGCGTCTGCGTATACCTCTGATTTTAACTCCGCTAAAAGGTCTTCTAAATCTTGTATTAATGTTTTTAATCTCGTTCTCTGCATAAAAAATCCCCGATTACATTATGTAGTCGGGGAATAAATTAGAGTACCGTTAACTCTTTGAAGCGAACTTACGTTTTACTTTGATACCACGATACATTAGATCGAAGTTTCTCTGCTGTGCTTCCGCTTGTACCATTTTACGGTACTCTTCAGTGTCATACTTGACACCACGGTATGTGACGTTTGCCATTTGCTTTGCTCCTGTTGGAATTAGGTTGATTAGACCGTTCCTTCAGTCGGCTTTTGCGTCCTTAAAACACATTGGATCTGTGTGTACAATAACAACCTTTGTTATTTCCAATTGCTCAGAAGTATCAGGATTGTTTCTTGCACTGTCTATTAGTTCAGCAGCAGTCTCACAATCAAGTGGTGCTCCAATCGCTATTAGACTGAGAAGAATGTGGTACATAAGGATGAACGAACCCGTTCCGAGTCGGCTTACTTGCGTCCCCCTTTTGGGGATGAACGTAAAGGTATGTTAGCATACCCATACTATTTAGTCAAGCTTTAGTTATAATTCTTCAACCATTCCTTTAAAGATGTCTGGTATCCCGACTCTCTAGAGGGAGGTTCTTTGATACCTCTAATCTTTTTCCATTCATTATGGAGTGCACCCAGTAACCATGCTTGGGATAAACTTTGAGGACCTTTCTCTAACAGTTCAAGATGTCTTTTGTTATTACAAAAGTTCTCAGCGTAGTCCTTTCTCCAATTTGTTTCATCCACCTGCCATGTCCTCATAATTAAT